GGGAACAATACAATAGTTGGGCAGTTTCAAGAATCATTTTGACGACATGTTTGTCGCAATGATACTCGGCGGCTTCGCGTGGGTCTAGTGATAATACAAAGATATTCATGATAACAGATAAGATTTGGTTTAAATGACTTAATCAGTTCCATTTTATATAAAACTAGATGGAGAACAGAGTTGCTAGGTTCTACGAATTACATAACAACAAATGGTTTCACATCATGAACTTAACACTTGAAATCATAAAGACGAAAGATAAACATCAAAGATTTATGTTGGCAAACTATGGTCATGATTTCTTTTACATGTTCTAGTATAGATAATAGAATGATAGTTTATATCACTGGTGCTTCCGGTTCAGGAAAGACAACGCTTTTAAAGAGTTTATCAGTTAAAGGTTATGACTTAGATGATATTTACGAAAACAACTGGAAAAAACATAAAAGAATTGATACCGTTCAAAAAGGTGTAATCAAAGATGTTAGTGCACTAGTATCTCAGCATAAGAACATTGTATTTGTTGGACTTCAAGGAAAAGATGATTTACCATTCACACCTGATGTAGTATATATCCTTATAAGAAAAGACTATGAACAATATTATAGGGGTAAATTGGTAAGAGATTTGAATCTCTTATGTAAATATAAGAGTGATTTTGAAGAGGTATTAAAGAAAGAGCCTTTTGATGAGTTCAGAAACCATTTTTGGTCGAATGATATGGTTAATATGAAATCATTTGATGAATTCAAAAAATATGTAGAAAAGATGAATAAGAGTATTCAGAAGGATTTCCCTACTGCAGAAGTTCTAACGGCATCTGAGATAATGAAAAAACTAACAACGGTAAATCGCTGACATCACATTGAAAATGGTCACATACGGATCCTTTTCAATCGTGACAACTCTCATGAGAAATCGGACAGAGTTAATGATATAGGTCAGAGAGTTTGTATTAATAATTTCATATTTCAACATATGTCTAGCCCAAGAAAGTGAAACACGTGAATCTTCTCTCAAAAACTTCCACATTGCGATATGAGACCGTTTAGTAAGTTGTATCATCTGTCCAAGTGAAACATCTGTGAAACCATAATCAGCAAACGTTTGACATAACATAACCCATCTACAACGAATACGTTCTTCTGGTTCTAATGGTTCATCTGGTACTGGAATTGAATGGTGAAGTCGAAATGCCCATAGTTCTCGTAGTCGTTTGCGAACGTCTCTTGTCAATGGAGTTCGTGTATAAGGATTTGAAGGTTCAACCGATTTCAAAGACCAAGTCCAAATCGTTGAAAATGAAAACCACCAGATTTTATCGTTTTCTACAAATGCAAAATACTCAAATGGATGTTGCCGTGAAGCTTCATCACCTGAAACTAATTCATCGTCGTTTGCAAGACCTTTTCTTCGTAAAACACCAGGTCCTGCTAATCTAAGATGATGTCGAACAAACCATCCACGAGCAACAGCTTGACATTTGACGATCCTCGTATCTTTTGCAAGAACATCTTTCCACATGATTACGTTTTTAGCTCTCGCATGGTTTCCACAACATGTATGTCCAAATATTGCATTGGCTGTACATTGAAGTGTAGAACCCTTTTTTTTAACTGCTGCGCATCTAACCATTCTTTATGCGACAGTTTGTTATCTGAAAGTCAACTTTTCTTATTGAAGTAAATGACGTAAGAGTTTCATTGAATACAAGTAGATGAGAATATCCTCCAAAAATAACTTCAGCTACGTTGTCTGCAAGACACAAATATATGGCATTACGTGGCTCACCAAAAAAGGTTAAAAGACGGTCTTCTAAAAATGTGATTGTATGTGGACTATCTTTGTCTCCCCAAAGAAATGTCTTTCCTAGTAATTTAGGTTTCAATCCTCTGTGTTCTTTCATCAACTTTATAAAAGATTCCATTGCTGGAAGTTTTCTCCAATACCATCCAGGTCCTCCGGGAAAATGATAAACTGAAATACCAGGCGTTATGACAGTTGGATTGTTTTTAACAAAACACTTCAAAGCTTGATTATTATACTGTCCTTTCATGATTGCACAATAATTCACATAAGGTTGTTCAATACATCCTGAAATAGGAATGTTCTTTTCATAAATATCTAAATCAATTCGTGCATTCATTTCTTCAAAAAGTTGTTTCATTTCGGGACTGTTTTTGAATAGAAGAACACCAGTGCAAAATGCAGTTGTATTTCCATCAATTTGAGTTAAATCAAAGAGAGGTGTTTCACCTCCCCAATACTCATGTGATACAACTCCTTCTTCAAGTGCATAGAGTTTGGTCGGATCAAGTTCAATATCAAATAGAGGTTTCAAAGGTTCATTCACAAGTACATCCGTATCTAGATATAAAATTTTTGAATATGCAGATACGTCATGATCAAAGATCTTTATCTTTGAACGACCACATTCAAAAACAGTATCTATAGTATGAATTCTAGTTGAAACATTAGGCAATCCTTTTGCTACACGTAGAATATCCTCTTCAAAGTCTGCTTGAGTTAGAACAATTACATCCGTATCCTCTGTAAGTTCTCCATATGAAACGATAGACTCTGCTAAGTATTGGAAAAGAGTGATATACTCGCGACTGCGAAATACACACATATAGATAAGGTTACGCATTTTTAAACAATTTGTTATTAAAACTGAACCCATAAACGCGCGGACAAAATGGATATAAAGCTAACCAAAGAACTAATACTATACAACAAAATCAAAATGTCAGTGAACGCAATTATCAACGCCTCCAATCTCGATATCAACAAGGTTTCTTTCGGTGATATTCGTACAAGTAAGACGAACGGTTCCAAGAGTGTTCCGATCAAGTACAATGGACAAAACTTCCAGATGAGAATCCCAAAACTTCAGTATCCAATGGGCGTTTCAATCAAGGAAACTGAGAATGGTACTAACTACACAATGCTTGCAAGTCTTCGTGGATGCGACTCCTACGCAAAGGACCGTGCTCCAGAAGATGCAGGTGAAATTGGACAAATGTACAATTTCCTAAAAGACCTTGAAGAGAAGGTCATCAAGACAGCCGTTGAGAAGTCAGTCTCATGGTTTGGTCGTGCTCGTAAAGAAGAGAGTCTCATTGACAACATGAAGACACTAGTGAGCCCTAGTGTTGAGAAAGTCAATGGTGCTTGGGTTCCAAATGGAAAGTACCCTCCTAGCTTCAGAATGAAGGTTCCAGTCTATGATGGAAAGGTCAACATGGACGCAGTGGATATGGCCAATCGTCCAATCCCACTTACAACGGATAACTTAGAAGCAGTGTTTCCTAAGCGCATGGAAGCAAGATTCATCGTTAGCCCGAGTATCTACGTCTCCGGTCAGGGCTTTGGAGTGACATGGCGTATTTCGTATGCTCAAGTTTCGGCACAACCGAAAATGTCTGCTTCTCAAGTGTTTGATGCTGAGGAGGATGTTGAACAGGAAGAGGAGGAAGAGGAGGCAAAACCAAGTGTGTCTGAGCGTCTTGAGGAGGCAGCTGAGGAGGAATCAAAGTTTGTTCCTGCGTCTCCATCTGCTCCACCTGTGGTTGAAGCGAAGGCTGCTCCACCAGCTCCTGCAAAGCCGGCACGTCGTAGTCGTGTAGTGGGAGCTGCGATTTAAATCCTAAAAGTTCCCAAATCCTTGAGCCAACTGGTGGCTTACAGACATACAAATCATCGTCTATAAATACTATTTTTGCTTTGTCTGGAAAGTCTAATTCGGTTTCAGTTTGGAACTCAGCACATTCCGTTTTTTTCATTGTTTTTGATCCACAGACTGAACAACGATAAATAGATGGTCTATTAAGTACCATATCAACTGTAAGAACACGAGTAGGTCCATTAAGACATGCATTCAGAAGTGAACTAGGTGTAGTCCAATCTTCTGCGAGAAACATTTCAACTGCTGGTCGTGATAACACTGACCAAATACTCTCTTCATTTGTCCATCCTTCTTCTTGAAGAAGTGTAGCAAAAGGTGAATCATAAAACCAAAGAATACGAAAATCTGCTTGATTCTCAAGTGAATGTTCAACTAATCCTACACGTTCTAAATCTTCAGTATATAACCAATACACGTTAGCATGAGCGTACTGTCTGTCGCGGGAACCCCGATAGACATCACGACCATCCATATTCCATAAATCAGAGACGACGTCTACGTCATGCTCCACAATGTCTCTTGATAAATCTGTATATATCACTTTTGGATCCAGAATAGATTGCATTATTCAAAGGATACAACAACTTTGACGTCATGATGACGCACAGCTTTGGTTGCAGAACGGCTAAGTTCATGCCTTTTGCGACGAACTCCTTCTTCAGTTGTCTTTGGTTGAATTGTCGTTGAACAGGCCTCCATATCTGCGTGAATTGCGTCATAGTGTTCCTCCAAATACTTAAGAACATCATCTTGAAGTGCCCATTCAAAAAAGTTAAGTTGTCCAACAGTCGTATCTAACCCCATAAACTGAATACGTTTCCAACGGCAGAATGGGTCAAACATCTTTTTGCTATACGCTTTGAGATGGGACTTATAAGCAAGATAAACAATGACATGTCTGGATCCAACTAGATAGGATACATTATGCTTCTTTGCGTAATTGGTCACTAACCAATCAATTAGCCTAAGACTAATCTTAGATTCTCCTGAAAGAATAGATTGTACTTTTTTGAAGTTTTCCTCGTTTGAATAAAAGCCTTGTAAGCGGTGTAAAACCCAGTGATCTCGATTTTGAATGACCTCCATTTTGTATCTTTACTGCGGTATTCTCGCTTAAAGTGGGTCCATAGAATAAATACAAATGGCAGCCATTGATTGTCCTGGAATTATTTTGCCTTCACTTATTCCGAAACTTGAACCTATTGAGAAGGAAAGAGAGCAAGAACCTGGTGTTGCAAAAGCTATCTGTACTTGGGAAGCAGTTAATAGAATTCGTGAAGAAGGTAGAATTATGGAAGCCACTACACCCGGTCTTTTTATGATGATTGATGGTGAAAAGGAATACGCCACTTTCTTAGAAATGCTTCGTGATCAACCTCAGCAACCTGATCCAATCTTTAAGGAAGGTGATGTTATTCCTACGATTGAAGACGCAGGGTTTCCACTAGATCTTCAAGATAAAGTAGATGCCGACTTCAAAAAAATGTATGATGAAATGTTTAGTCGCTCATCTGAATTAGGTGTTATGGGAGCAGGTGATTTTGAAATGTACCTTGAAGCCCGTAGACGAGCATATACTTCATTATTTAGACAAAATGGACTTTCGCCTATTAAACTAGAAGAAGGTAATGGAGGAGGTGTTGACTTCCTATCTACTCGACGAACGTCCATATACTCACCTCAACGTTCGACTACGCCGATTTGTAGCCCTATGTCATCTTCATGCGCCTGCTCTACAAATTCGCTTTCTGAAGAAATATGTTCGGGATCTTGCTCACAAACTAATGATGGGGGATGTGGGAAAAATGTGGATACGTGATCGGTGCTTTGAACGTACTATCCGATTGTATGGAAAACAAGACCAACGAACCGATGCCTGGCATACACAACGAGGATTGATGATTACTGCTTCAGAAGTTTCAAAGGTTTGGACTTCTCCAGCATCTCGTCTTGAACTTTTATTGAAAAAACTTGAACCTCCAATGCGAACGGATAACAATGCATTCAATACAGTTCCTGCATTGATTTGGGGAACCCGATTTGAGCCTGTCGCAAAGAAGATTTACGAAGATACCACTGGATGTGATATTATTGATGTTGGTTGTTGTCAGCATCCAGTCCACAAGTTTCTAGGCGCATCGCCTGATGGATTAATTGTTCCACGATATGCGGATGCTGATCCACGTAGGTATGGAAGATTAGTAGAATTCAAATGTCCTATGAGCCGAACACGAAAAGATGAAATCCCAAGTTATTACATACATCAAATGCAAATGCAAATGGAATGTACGGGGATTGATGAATGTGAATATGTAGAATTTCGATTCAAGCAACTCAATTTTACCGAGTGGGATGCTTGCTCTGGAATGAAAGGAGTCTTTGCAGTAGACCCCGATGGAAAAGTTGATTATAAACCTGATACATTACCTCTTCACGAGTGGCAAAGTACTCACAATGAAGATCATCAATATATTTATTGGGTCTTATTGGATACTAAAAAAGACTTTGTTCCAAAAGACCCTAAGTGGTTATCTGAACATCTTGATGACTTAACTAAATTTTGGGATGATGTTCAACGTCATCGTTCAGAAGGAACTAAACCAGAACCTTTACCTACAAAGACGTTTACATTGGAAATATGATCTCAAAAATCTCCATAATCTGTTTGGAGGAGGTGAAAAGCGTTTATTCCATTCGTCAATCGTAAACTGACTTCCCATGCTTAGATTACATCGTGAGCAAATTGGAATCAAATTATTTACATCTGTTTTTCCACCTTTACTCTCAGGTATGTTATGACCACATTGAAAATCAAATGCGTTCATGGAGTTCGTACACCACGAAACCTTGCACTTATTTTGAAACTTGGGACCTACATGAACTAGCCATACTTGTTCACGAAGAGCTCTTGGTATTTTTGCTTTAGAGGACATTAGTTGTTCTCACTTTCTGTGCTTAAACTCATTAAAGCTTTGATTTATATTGATTGACTTGCCAAGGTGTAGACATACCTGGAGCTTCTCCTACATCATTACTTTGAACAAAGTGATTGGTTCGTTGAGCATACGATGAATCTTCAAGCTTCATAGCTCTCTTTTGTTGACTAGTATCTACAAATCCAGCTTCAAATCGCTCAGTACGCATCATATTTAATACAAAAGCAATAACGACTAATGCTATTAAAAACCAAATCCACTGCTTCATTGTTCATCTGCCCGAAAAAAACGGATGAGTCTTCTAATAAGACAAGAGATTCATCATGGAGGAAAAAGCACTTGAAACTCTTCGCACAATGCTAGGACGCCGTAAGCTTGAGACTGCTACTGAGCGTATTGAAACTGACAACAAGAAGATGGAAAAGGTTACATTGTATACAATCGGTTCGGTATTAGTCTGCTTTAGTCAAAAGGATAAAGTCTTAGCTGGAGACATCACAAACATTCTAACCTTTGCTGAAGAAAATGGACATACAAATGGAATCATTATTATTGCAATGAGTCCACCCTCAGAAAATGTATTAAGAGTCGCAAAGTCTCATGCAAAGAAACGTCTTGCCTTCTTCCACATATGGCAGCTTCAATTTGATGTGACAACACACCGTATGGCGATGCCTCATCGTATCCTTTCTGAAGATGAGAAAACAGAGGTATTCAACAAGTTTAAAATTTCAGACCCAGAGAACCAACTACCATGGTTGGATTCTCAAGATACGATGGCTAAATGGATTGGAGCAATTCCAGGAGATGTCATTGAGGTAATTCGTCATTCTGACGCAGCAGGAAGAAGCGCGTACTATCGATATTGCGTTGAAGATGTAAATGTCGCTCAATAATAATGGACGCTTTAGAAAGAGAATATAAAGCTACACAATTCCAATATGACAGTTTAATGTCTAGGAATTTTATTGATAGGAACCATCCTGGTTTCATTTATCAAGTTCAACATTGGAATCGACAACTCTCTGGAATTCTTCATAAAATGTTAGAAGAGGTATCAAGGGTAAGAGGTGATGCTAATAAACTAAATCCTTATCGTGATGAGCTTATGCGAAAACTAATCAAAATTCAAAATGATGCATCTATTCTTCAGAAACAAAGAGACCAATATGAGACTTTAAGAGCTCTTCACGCACATGAAAAAATTAAGTTTGATGATACTCTTTTTTGGTATCTTATTTCACTTGGAATTTTAACAATTATCTTCATTATTGTTCTTCTCTGGAAAGGTGGTTATAAACTTCCTGAAATGCCTACAATGATTAATAGCGCAACAACAACGCCAGCTTTAACATAAAGTCCTGTTTCATCTACTTCAATTGCAGCACGTTGATGAATTTGTCTCGACTGAGCTAATTCGTCTTGTATTCTAGGACCTTCTTCTTGAATTCTTTTTGAGTTTTCTTGTAGTTTAACCAATTCACTGTTAGAAGATTGATATTCACCTACAAAGTTTCGAATAAAACGATCATTGCTAATTGTGATAGAGTTCATTTGCTGAATGAATTTATTCACTGCAGCCAGTGAGTTTTCATACGCAGTCTTATGTCCAGGATGACCCGTAACTTTATAAGCTGAATAGTTAGCTTTATAAGAGTTAAGAGCCGTTTCAAGTTGACTTGGAATACCAGTTGCGCTCATTATATTTCCGTGTCTAAAACAAAATGCCAACTTCCCCATTTGGTCAAGTAAATCCTCCTGTTCGTCGTGCAATGGTTGGTGATGCGTCTGAATTTACACGTTTTGTCCGAATGGCCTCTACAATTGCCCCTTATGCGTCTCAGAACCAAGCTGCGATACCAAATTTATTAGGATGGAGAGACATGGGTGCTTCTCGTGATGTTCGTACAATCGCACCTATTCTCGGAAGCTTCAAGTCTTTTATTCCGAACCGATAAACAATGGCGAGATCACCCTCAGATATAGCACGAGAGTATGAAACACTCAAATCACAACATGCAGGGTTTTCAGCTCAATCCGATGCAGGTAAAAGAATTAAGTCTGTATCGGATAGTATAAAAATCCCTCGTCCTCCTGTTCAACCGAATCCAATCGTGAATGAACGAGAAAAGATTTTGAAACCATTGAAATTTGCGGTTATTCAAGTAGTTCTTCTTACGATTCTTGTTTCACTCGTTGAGTTCTTAGTAATACCTCCTCCGTATGCGTCGTATGTTGTATTTATAACTCTTTGCGTGGGTGCCGCTGCTGGAATCTATCTAAGCAGTAGATAATGGGAAACTGTCCTTCAGAATTTGTCACGTCCCCAGTTGGATTTGGTTCTTGTGTAGTTCCATGTCCAGCACTGAAAAACTACGAGTTAAGAGTTGGAGATAAGGGAGTTTTATCCTGTGTTTACACAGGTGATACAAAAATTAGCGTTCCTGTTCTTCCAGTTCCAGCAGTTCAAAAAGAAGGTCCACCTTTTAGTTATAAACAGCTACCTAATTGGACTATATATGAAAATGAGATCAAACGTTTTAGTGATGCAATAGCAGTTGCAGACGCAAATATTGATAAACAAGTCAAAATAAATGCTGCATTCAAAAAACTTCAAGAGTCTGAAAATGCCCGTGATACAGCTCCAGATGCTTATCAAAGTGCTCGTGTTGCCTATTATACTTTGATAAAAGGAGATACATGGATAAATGAAGAAAGGAACCGAGTTGCTAATTCAGAAGCACAACCTGTAATCAATAATCTTTTGGATAAATACAGAGGTCTTCAATATACTCGTTCTAGGCAACAAGCAGTTATTGATTCAATGAATAATGTTAAACAAAGTGTTTTAGGTGTCAAAGATGATCTTGACTTTTCAGTGTCTAACTTTCAAAAACATATTGATGATATTAAGAATCAAATTAATAAAGATAAGAGAGAACAAAATATTCAATTAGCTAAAGCAACTACTTGGATTGAAGTACTTCTTAACTGGATGATAGCATTGACTAGTTTAATTGCTATCTTCTTTTTAGGACGATATCTTATGAGATCAAGACCAGGTCAAGCTCCAAGTGATTCAGATATTATGAGTTATTTGAGAAGGTCTGCGTATGGTAGTAAATCCACGACTCCCACAACAAGATAATGGAGGTCTCAGATCCACGTACAGTAGCTGATTTTCAAAAAACAACTTTTTGTGGACATCCACGAACACACGTTGTGAAGGTTCTCCTTCAGAACGTGCAGTTAGGTCATGCTGATTACGCATGTTATTGGTCTCTTGAACTATTGTGTTCA